GACCTTTGCACCTATTAACCTCCCAGTACACTGGGTTTAATTGATTAAGTTTCGAACTTCGTATCCAACCGCCACAACTCGAAAGTTTGTAAGTTTGTCTTACAAAACGGGCCTGGCTACCGCTGAGTATACATCAAGAGAACTCGCATATTGTGTCATTGAAGTCACAAGTTGTGCATTCTCTACCATGTTTACGAGGGATAGAAAGGGATGGGGAACAAGAATCACAGAACAAATACCATCGGCGTTTGAACTGAGAGTTATAGTTCCTTCCGTCTTGAAAGTTGTCGTGGGGTAGGAGTAGGGGTCGGGGATCTTTACACCTTGGACCTTGGGATCAAAGGGATTCCGGAGAGAGAGTGACCACCGTATAATTGCATCACTCTAAGAAGAACGAGTCTTCAAAGAACGTTATATCGGCATCGTATTGTTGATCTAATTTTTCTTTTTCTTCGCGTTTTGGTTACGTACGGGTAACTACCTAGTCTTGTTGTTAATCTTACTCATCGGCATCGATCATGCCTTAAGCACATCCAAAACTGGCTGTGCTAAAAATACATGAATCTAGTCTACATAAATCGTAATTGTGTTGGTTAATTTCAACACTCTCACTTTGAATGTAGTTTAGAGCCATATTCGTGAATGTGGTGGGTAAGCTCGAGTAATTCCAAAGGATATTTTTTCTAATATCCCGGAGTGCGGGCGTTTTAGATTATAAAAACAAGATTTGAGTCACTTTATTTGTTTTAGACAAATTACGATATCTCTTTAATCCCTTAATATAGGTACGATTAAAAACATATTCTCTGGCCATCGTATCGGACAACACTACGTCTCCATGCTTCTCCCTTACGGGACACATGGCGACTCGTGAAGTCAGACACACATGGTTAGAGATAGGTTTTCTTTCGAAAACATAGTCTTAAGATCTGACTAGACACAGCTTTGATGAAAGCTGAGGGAGGATATCGCTGCGGATGACTGAGGAAAAATTCTCTGATTCTACAGGGCACATGATGCCTTCGGTGATCGGCTGCTGGACTGCCTGTCCATAACAGCTTACCATAGCCGCTTAATTCATGAATTCCCTCCAAAGATGTAGAGAGAGCGACTGCTATGATAATGTGAGACTTATTGCTGAATTGGTATTGAAACCGAGTCCACCAAAATTTGGGTGGACCTGTAAATTGAGTAAGCCTTTAAGTGATAATCGATCCAAATCTATTTTGTTATAGAATTTGAATCGGGACCAATAGTAGTCCTCATGTTCTAACAGGTTGAGACGCGCCAGTGTATCGAGGAATGAATTCCAGGATTCCACTGGAGTTACCTTCATTCGATAGTCCTTCGGTTAAGAAAGAGTCGAACCAAGGATGAAATTTGGATTGATGTATGGAATATGAGAGAATTTGATATTCTCTTTCCAGATGCTTCTACTTCTCCTGTATTCTTTTAAGAAATCTGTTTTATATAGTGAACTGTTGACAGTAAAATATTGCTAAGATGTTAGATTCTTTCCTGGTGAAAGAGCAAACCCAACTTCAGCAATTTCTTCCCGCCAATATTCGTAAAGTTCAGAGTCAGCTATAAAGAGAATGTCATCGCCGTTGATTACGGCGGGAATGTCCCTCAATCGGGGACGAGGATGCCCTTAAGCATCACATTTTCTATAAGTGGCTTTGACGAAACAAATAAAGTTCGCAGCACATAACAGGGGAAATGATAGAACAGAGCCCATCAATTATCCATTTAACTAATTCTCCGCAAAGCGCAGATCAGTCTCTCGGTTGTACATCCCTTCACAAAGTTATGCATTCCAAGGATAGAAGAGGAATTATTCATATAAATTTGCTCTATAAGCATTTTTGATGTTGTCCTCTACTTCGGGAAAGAAATCCAGAATTCGCTCAAATGATTATTTTGTAAAATTAATTGATAAGCCATCAGTGGCTGCAGAATAATCACCGGATACGAAGAATAAATTATCTTCGTCCAGATAATAGGGAATTCTTCCTCTTATCAGGAGACCTCGTAAAAAGATCTCTTTATCCCCATCGGAATAGTCAAGGCTTTGTTTTGTTAGAACAAATTGTTTGCATTTGTTTAGTCTACCTTTAATTTCTCTCTACATTTTCCTTGAAAGGAAAGCGGGGAGAGCACTAGATTTAGTGATCACCCTAACTTTAAGTGGTTCGAGCAAAGGTACGACTTGGGTACACCTGAAATGGTCCTGACTAAAGTCTTCGAATTTAATTTTCTATTAGAAAAGAGCCCAGTTTACGTTACCGTAGTCCTCAAAGCACCGGCCGTTAAAGCCGTTGTCATGAGTTTCTTCGGTTTCGTAAAAACGTTTCGAAGTTAGCAGATGAGTGTACCGACTATATTCATAAATGACCTAACGTTATCCTCCATCCTACTTTAAGATCCCATATGATGTTCCCGCCCCACATTCCCATTTTTCGCGCATATTGACGAATCCGTCGGATGCTTGATCAACTTAATCTTCATTAAGATTTTTGAAAAGGTATTCAAGACATAAAGTGTCTATTACTGTGGGTTCATAGGGTAAAGGTTCTGTTCGTATCAAATTTTTGTGGTGTGATTCTAAAGCATCATCAACGAAACAGTCGGGAACCTTACCGCAGCCCCTTTTAATTCCTTGGAACATAGTCCATGCTGTAATCATTGCTTTCTCTGACTTTTTGGTTAACAAGAAAATCAGATTCCGCAATGGACTACTTAATGGAGTAGATCCTTTGGGTTTATTGGGGAGCTCGGTGTGTGCGTTTTTAGCTTTGAAAAGCCTCGCAAGTGGGAGAGTTAAGTGATACTTGAACCACTTAACTAGAAGAGTAGAAGACTTGTCTTAATACTCATGGAGGTCTGAATTCCAGGAATAATTCAACATTCTCTTTAAGTTTACGAGTAATGTCTAATCCATCCTGACCTTTCGGGATTCAGAAAGAAAAGGCCGCATAGTTTCCATGAAAGATCTGAGTAAGGAAATTATGAACAGAGTAGTATCCAGGTATGCCTCCTGGAATTTAATCTATTGATTTTAGGCTATTTGGAACGTTTTATCAGCAATTGATATATTCTAAGTTGATTTTAAGAAATCTGTGAACTATATCATGGTTGGAGAACGAGCGACATGTATCTTTCGGGATAGTGTTGTTCCATCGCACTTCAGTGAGGTAACCATACCTCTTGTCGTTAAATAGCTTGCAACATCTGATATACACTGAAAGGAAATTTCATTTGTATATTGCTTCTTTGTGTTTAACATGAGTTTATT